CCCGGCGCTGTGGCGGCAAACAACCTTCTTGGCGCAATTGGCTTTAACGGCGATGACGGCACCAGTTTTGTTGTTGCCGCGTCTATTACCTCCGCCGTAGATGGCACCCCCGGCACCAACGACATGCCTGGCCGTCTGCTTTTCAACACCACGGCAGATGGTTCGGATACGCCGACTGAGCGGATGCGGATTGATAGCCAGGGGCGCGTCGGCATCGGCACAGGCACTCTATCGGCTACTCAGCAGATGCGCGTTCAGTTTTCCATATCTGACGCTGCCGCAAATGCCATCAACCTTCAGACTTCCGGCACACACACACTTACTAGCAATAATACTTTTGCGTACACTTCTGTGGACGCCGGGGCTACCGTAAACCAAGCAACCTTTAACGCGACCGCTTCGTTGGTTACTGGCGGTAGCGCCCGAGGTCAGCGTTCGATTGTGCAGACTAGCGGCGCGTCTGGCACGGTGACTGCTGCGTCTGGGTTTGTTGCCGACGTTAGAAATACCGGCGCTGGCACGCTCACGACCGGAGCAGGGTTCGTCGCCGCTGTTGTTCAAAACTCTGGCGGCGGCACCCTCACGAACGCGATGGGGTTCTACGCCTCTCCAATGACGGGCGGAACAAACAACTTCGGCTTTTATTCCGATGTGGCTTCTGCTGCGAATCGCTGGAACTTTTACGCCAACGGGACCGCCGACAACTATTTTGCAGGCAACGTCGGCATTGGCACAACGACGCCGCTTAACCGCCTTGATGTAGACGGTTCTTTTGGGCGCGGCGCGCCCGTGACCAAGACCGGCAACTTTACCCTTGCCACCACCGAAAACTGGATCATCTGCAACGGCGCAGGGTCCATCACGGCCACGCTTCCTGCCGCGTCTTCGTGGACTGGCCGCGAAGTGATGATCAAGACCATTGCCGCGCAGACCGTTGTGTCGGCCTCGTCCAATGTTGTACCTCTTGCGGGCGGCGCGGCTGGCACGGCCATCCTACCCGCAACTGCGGGATCCTGGGCTACGCTTGTCAGCGACGGCACCAACTGGATCATCATGCAGGCGTAACCTTAGTTTCTGGCCGACGCGAAAGCGTTGCTCAGCATCCGTACTGGCGCGGCTCACCAGGGATCGTAAGGATCGAAAATGTCTACCGAAGACGGTAATGCCTTAGCGGAAGTGACCGCGCCGGATCAGGTCGCCACGGCGGCGCCTGCGTCTGACGTTTCTACGCCGGCCGAAACGCCGAACGAAGCGCCCAAGACCTTCAGTCAGGAGGAACTGGACGCGATTGTCGGCAAGCGCCTTGCCCGCGAACAGCGGAAATGGGAGCGAGAGCAAGCCCAAAAACTGGCCGATCTGGAGGCGAAGCGGGCGGTGCCCGTCAATCCTCCGGCGCCTGACGATTTCGACAACGCTGCCAAGTACGCAGAGGCTTTGGCCGAGCGGAAAGCGCACGAGTTGCTTCTTCATCGGGAGGCGGCCCAGCAGCAGGCTAAGGTGGTTGAAGCTTACCATGAGAAAGAGGAAGCCGCCCGCGGCAAGTACGACGACTTTGAACAGGTCGCGTACAACCCCAGCCTTCCTGTGACTGATGTCATGGCCCAGACCATCCAGGCTTCTGACGTTGGCCCCGACATCATCTATTGGTTGGGGACCAATCCGAAGGAGTCTGCGCGTATCGCCAACCTAGCTCCGTTCATGCAGGCCAAGGAGATTGGCAGGATCGAGGCCAAGCTGGCCGCTGACCCGCCGGTTAAAAGAACGTCAACCGCTCCGGCCCCTATTGCTCCGGTGACGGCTCGCTCCGCGTCTACGCCCGGCTATGACACGACGGACCCCCGTTCCGTCAAAAACATGTCTACGTCGGAGTGGATTGAGGCCGACCGCCTGCGCCAGATCAAAAAGTGGGAATCCACACGCAACCGCTAAGGATCCTTCGAGATGGCAAACTCGCTTCTTACTATCGACATGATCACCAGGAAGGCCCTGGAGATCCTTGAGAACAACCTCGTCCTCACCCGCAACGTCAACCGCCAGTACGACGACAGCTTCGCCGTCGAAGGCGCGAAGATCGGCTCTACCCTCCGCATCCGTCTGCCCGACCGTGCGCTGGTGACCGATGGCGCTGCGCTCCAGGTGCAGGACGACAACGAGCAGTTCACCACGCTGACGGTTTCCAGCCAGAAGCACATCGGTGTGAACTTCACGTCGGCCGAACTCACCATGCAGCTCGACGACTTCGCAGAGCGCGTGCTGAAGCCTCGTATTTCGCAGCTCGCGTCCAGCATCGATGCGGATGTGGCCAACGCCTACAAGTCGGTCTTCCAGTCGGTCGGCACCCCCGGCAACGTCCCGTCCACCTCTCTGGTGCTGCTCCAGGGCCAGCAGAAGCTGAACGAAGCCGCCGCCGTGATGTCGCCGCGCTACGCGACCGTGAACCCGGCCGCCAACGCGGGTCTGGTCGAAGGCATGAAGGGTCTGTTCAATCCGACCGACACCATCAGCCGCCAGTTCAAGAACGGCATGATGGGCATGGGCGTGCTAGGCTACGACGAGATCAACATGTCTCAGTCGATCAAGCAGCACCAGACCGGCTCGCGTACCGGCGCGCACACGGTGACGACCACCGTGTCCACGCAGGGCCAGGCCACGCTGAACATCACCGGCACCGGCTCGCAGACGCTGGCCGTTGGCGATGTGTTCACGGTTGCTAGCGTGTTCGCGGTCAACCCGCAGACCCGCGAGTCCACCGGCTCGCTCCAGCAGTTCGTGGTGACGGAAGCCATTGCGGCGTCTGGCGGCGCGTACACCGCGGTCAAGATTGCCCCGGCGATCTTTACCTCGACCAACGCGCTGGCGACCGTTGATAGCTTCCCGCAGTCGGGCGCGGTGGTCACGTTCCTCGGCGCTGCGTCCACGCAGTACCCGCAGAACCTGATCTACCACAAGGACGCCATCTCGTTCGCCACGGCCGACCTGCTGCTGCCGCAGGGTGTGGATATGGCGTCTCGCCAGGTTCACAACGGCATCTCGCTGCGTGTCGTGCGCCAGTACGACATCAACAACGACCGCCTGCCTTGCCGTATCGACGTCCTCTACGGCTTCAACACCATCCGCCCGCCCATGGCCGTGCGGCTCTGGGGCTAAGGCACAGGAAAGGAGAACACGAACATGGCAATTCCGAATGGCGGCGGCGGTTACCAGATCGGTGACGGCAACCTCAACGAGCCGCTCATCGACGCGCTCCCCGACCCGGTGGCCGTCACTACGGCGGCGACCCTCACCGCGGCGCAGGTGCTGAACGGGCTGATCCTGGCGAACTCCGGCATCACGGCGTCGGTAAACTACACCCTGCCGACGGTGGCGGATCTGGAGCTGACCCTGTCCAATTCGGACAAGGTGGGGACGTCTTTCACCTTCCGTCTGGTGAACCTTGGCACGTCCTCTGGCACCGCCGTGATCGTCACCAACACCGGCTGGACGATCACGGGCTCGCTGACCATGACCGTCCCGGTCACGACCGGCGCGGCCTTCATCGCCCGCAAGTCTGGCGCGGGCGCGTGGACGCTGTACCGCGCGGCGTAAGCCAACCGGCCCCCTGCTTCGGCAGGGGGCCACCCTTTTCTGGATACTCCATGTCCATCATCTACCTTGCCCACCCCCGACACGGCGTTAAGGTCGCTACGATGGACCTTGAAGCCGAGCATGACGAGGAGAACGGCTGGACGCGGATGGCGGCCCCAGACGCACCTTCCGTCAATATGCTGGCACGCGCCGCCGGGGATGATACAATGACCTCCGAGGCCCCGCGCCGTCGAGGCCGCCCGCGCGCCAACAAGGAAGACTGACATGGCCACGGCAGGCGACATCATCAACGGATCGCTCCGCCTGCTGGGCGTGTTGGCCGAGGGCGAGACGCCGTCCGCTGAGACGTCTCAGGACGCGCTCAACGCCATGAACCAGATGATCGACAGTTGGAACACCGAGCGCCTCGCCGTGTTCTCGACCATCGACCAAGTGGAGACGTGGCCGCCCGGCGCGCTTTTTCGCACCTTTGGTCCGACCGGCAATATTGTGGGCGACCGCCCGATCCTGGTGGAAGACAGCACCTACTTCCGCGACCCGGCGACCGGCATCTCCTACGGCCTCAAGCTGATCAACCAGCAGCAGTACAACGGCATCGCCGTGAAAACCGTGACCAGCACCTACCCTCAGGTGCTGTGGGTCAACATGACGTACCCAAACATCGAGATGTACGTCTATCCGGTGCCGACGAAGGTACTTGAGTTCCATATCGTCTCCGTGCAGCCGCTGTCGCAGCCCGCCAATCTGGCGACCGACCTAGCCTTCCCGCCCGGCTACCTGCGCGCTTTCCGCTACAATTTGGCCTGCGAGATGGCGCCGGAGTTTGGCGTTGAGCCGTCTCTCCAGGTGTCGCGCATCGCCATGACGTCGAAGCGCAACCTCAAGCGGATCAACAACCCCGATGACGTGATGGCGCTGCCCTACAGCATCGTGGGGACGAGACAGAGGTACAACGTCTTTGCAGGTAACTACTGATGAAGACGCCGATCCTCGGCAGCGCCTACGTCGCGCGGTCTGTTAACGCCGCCGATAGTAGGTGCGTGAACTTGTTCCCCGAAGTCGTTCCCGAGGGCGGCAAGGAGCCAGCGTTCCTTCAGCGTGCGCCAGGCCTGCGGCTGCTTGCTACTCTTGGTGGCGGGCCGGTGCGAGGGCTGTGGACCTTTGGTGGGTACGGCTACGCTGTATCCGGCGACAAGCTCTACAAGATCGACAGCTTTTGGGTGGCGACGGTCAAGGGCACCGTCACCGGCTCCGGCCCGGTGTCGATGGTAGACAACGGCACGCAGTTGTTCATCGCGGCTGGTGCTGACGGCTTCATCTACAACGCCGGCACGGACGTCTTTGCCCAGATCACCGACCCAGACTTTCCCGGCGCAACGACCGTGGGCTTCATCGACGGCTACTTCGTCTTCAACGAGCCGAACAGCCAGAAGTTTTGGGTGACGCAGCTTCTTGACGGAACGTCGGTGGACCCGCTCGACTTCGCCAGCGCCGAGGGCTCTCCGGACAACCTCGTCTCGCTGATCGTGGACCACCGCGAAATATGGCTCTTTGGCGAGACGTCGGTCGAGGTCTGGTACAACGCCGGGCTTCCTGACTTTCCGCTGGCCCGCATCCAGGGCGCGTTCAACGAGATCGGTTGCGCGGCGCCGTTCTCTGTTGCCAAGTTGGACAACGGCGTGTTCTGGCT